CTAAAGGCTGGACAGACCTTGATTGTGATACTCCAAAACCACACGCTGGATTTGAAAAAGAACCAGAAGATATACCGAGAGTTGCGTCTAAAATTAAAGACAAAACCAATCGCTTGAGGGGTCTTGGTAATGCCATCGTTCCTCAAATTGCTATGAAAATTGGCCAAACAATAAAGGAGATTTCTTTATGAATACAAACAGCAGATTCTTTGATTTAAGGGTGGATAAACGGCCTTGGTACAACAAAATGTGGACTGAAATTAAAAAGGGGATTGACAGATTTTTGGCTTTTGTTAAAATTAAGAAGTTGAGCAACACATGAGTAGCTTAACAAAGCGATGCTTAAAAAAGCGTTGCTTAAAACTTCTTATAAATAAGATTAAAAATGTTCAGCAACGTTTAAGACGTTTAGCAACGATAAGAAGTTATGCTACATTAGTTGAGCTACACTATGAGTAGCTACACTGTGTTGGAACTAGATGATTTGTTTTCTAAGGCTGCAGAGACGGAACGTCGCTTACCAGCAGCAATTCGTAAGCAAAAAATGGCCAGTTGGCCAGAGTATGCAAAAGATTGGAGATCGTATGGTTGGGAACAATATACACCTCGCCTATCTCCAGCCACTTCAGAGCAAGTAACACAGTTTGAAAAGGCTTTATCTCTTGGCATACAGTTTATGGATACTGAGGATCGTAAGCTCGTATGGCTGGTATGTCACTCAGGAGCATTCTCACAAAGAGGGCCACGATGGACAAAGCTTGGCAGAGCTATGGGATTAGAACGGCGAGTTGTAAAAAGACGTTATGAACAAGCAATCATTAGGCTTTATTACAAACTTCTTTATACTTAACTATACTATGAAGTAGGTTCAAAACTATCAAAACACTCAAAACAATAGCGTTGCAGCTCACCGTTGCAGAGGTTACCCTAATACCTTCTTAGAAAAAAATGTGGACTGAAATTATTAAGTCTTGACTGAATGTCTGGAATGATTCAGATTCTTGATATAATCGAAGGAGTGATTTCCTTTAGTTATTTTTTCTGCCTAAACCTCATGTTCAACTCAAAGGCCAGCTTTACGCTGGTCTATTTTTTTGGAGTCAAAATGAGTTTATATCGTAACGTTAACAAAAAAAAGAAGGCTGGTACTTCTAAGCCTAAGTCTAAGTCTACAATAAGTTCTAAAGCTTACAAAGACATGAAGGCTGGCTTTCCAAACTCTAAGAAAAACAAGGCCAAACGTAATGCCAAAAAGTAAATATAGCGTCAAGCAAAAGAAGATGGCAGCCGTAGCAAAACCAAAGACTAAGATTACTGGTGCTGATCTCAAAAAGCTAAGAGCTAAGAAAAAGAAGTAGTATGGTTAAACGCAACGTAACACAGGCTCAGTTTAAAGAGATCTGTGAACAGCTCATCAATGGCAAAAGCTTGGCAACAATTTGCAAGGCTGATGGTATGCCATCGAGCAGAACTATTCTGAGATATGTGCAAGACGATGAGGATGCGTATAAGCAATATAGAACAGCTAGGGCGATCCAGGCTGAGATCCTCAGAGATGACATCATAGAGCTTGTAGAACGTGAGCTGCCAACAGATCCAAAGCTAGCAATGGCTGAAGTACAGCGGCGGAGATTAGAGGCTGATCAGAAGGATAAGTATATAAGGCAGCTAGCACCACTGGGGATCAGGGATCGATCAGAAGACAAGCAGGCCAGTGGTAGCATAACGTTATCATGGGAGGGCGCAGAGATCGTAAGTGGGTAGCAAGTGATAACACAGATAAGTCTTCATAGGGTGTAGGGAATTTACTGTATAACAAACGCTCTGTGTCAAGGGTCACGCACACAAGGCAGCACCGCCAGCTTTTGATTTTCTTTTTGTTTGTCTAGGTTTTGTACCCCATTTGCACCCGAATAAAGATACAACCTTAATAACTTGGTTAAAGTGACGGGTGAGCAGCCCGTCTTACAGCTTTTTTCGAAATCGCCAGACCCCACCCTCCGTTTTTTTTGGCCACCTTTATATATATATAATATGCCTATCCTAGATTCACTCATTCACACACTGGCTCATGAAAATAGAAATACCATATTCACCTCGCACTCTCCAAGCAGATTTGCACAAGCAGCTTAGTGAAAAGCGGTGGGGCGTAGTTGTATGCCACAGACGGTTTGGTAAGACTGTGATGGCGATTAATCATCTGCTGAGGGACGCTATACTGTGTTCTAAGCCCAATCCGAGGTTTGCTTACATCGCACCTACCTACAGACAGGCAAAGGCGGTTGCTTGGGATTATTTGAAACAGTTTGCTGAGAAGATCCCGATGGTTCGTTTCCATGAAACAGAGCTGCGGTGTGATTTGCCCAATGGTGCGAGGATACAGCTTTTGGGTGCTGAGAACCCTGCATCTCTTCGTGGATTGTATCTTGATGGTGTGTGCCTCGATGAGATGGCTGATATGCCTGAGAGTTTATTTCCAGAGGTGATACGCCCTGCGTTGAGTGACCGTAAGGGCTATGCAGTTTTTATAGGTACGCCTCGTGGCCACAATGCCTTCTATGAACTTTATGAGGCGGCTACATCCCAGGATGATTGGGTGACGGCGGTGTATAAGGCTTCTGAGACTGGGATTTTGGATAACGAAGAACTGGAAGCAGCCGAAGCGATGATGAGTGCTGATCAGTATGCCCAGGAATATGAGTGTAGCTGGGTGGCAAATGTACCTGGAGCTATTTATGGCAAGGAATTGCAGGCGGCGTTTGAACAAGATCGTATAACGAATGTGCCGTATGACAGGAGTCAAAAGGTTCATACGTTTTGGGATTTAGGAATTGGCGATTCAACAGCGATTTGGTTTGTACAGAATGTTGGCCGTGCTGTTCATGTTATTGATTATTTCGAAGCAAGAAATGAAGGCTTACCGTTTTATGTGAGGGTTCTGGCTGAAAAGGGATACCTCTATGGCGAACACCATGCGCCACATGATATTGAAGTCAGGGAGCTTGGATCTGGAAAGTCCCGAAGGGAAGTGGCTTATGATTTGGGAATAAACTTTCGGGTCGTTCCAAAATTACCAGTAGAAGATGGTATTCATGCGGCGCAACTGTTAATTGAGCGAACATGGTTTGATCGAGATACTTGCAAGCAGGGTTTAGAAAGCTTGAGGCATTATCACAGAGCTTACAATGAGAGAACACGGAGTTTTAGAGCAACGCCAGTGCATGACTTTTCAAGCCATTCTGCGGATGCCTGGCGGTATGTTGCTGTTGGTTTAAAAGAAGATCAAAGGTATTCAAGGCCACCACAGTTAAAGGCTGATAATAATTATAATCCATTGGGTGCATCTGTTTAGGAGATAGGTATGGTTGAGATATTTGGTATTGAGTTTGAACCTGGTAACCCTGATCGAAGAAAAGGCACAAGGGATGAGGATAAACGTAAAGAAAAAACCACGCAAGGTGATGTACGAAATGTAGGTGGTACGTTTATGACGGGAACTGGCGCAAACACAAAAGTTGTACAAGGCACGCCAGAGGCGTATGTTTATAAAGGAAAGGGGTCAAGATCCAAAGGGGATTTTCGTGTAAATATATCAAAAGATTTAGCTGATTATGCAACGTCTTTGGGCGTTGAAGTGCCAAGCTCTCGGTTTCGAGGAAATCGTTCTAATGTTGAAAAAGATGTAAAGACTTTTAATTCTGCCTTGCAGGAAGCTGAGGCAAGAGGGCAAACGGTAAGTAATGCGCCAAGTCCTGTTTCTCCAGCAGAAAATGATCCGTTTAATATTGCTGGTAACAATGCTGCAAATCCAGAGGATTATAATGTTGATCCTGGTCCAAGTGGTGAGGATGCGACTGGTGTTAATATTGGTGATCCTGATATTATAGGCGATGAAACTGCGGTTGAATTAGTGCAAGACGTTGCTGGTGGAACGAGCCTTGTTCAAACGCCGCCTGCAGCTCCAAGTGGAGCGTCAAGTGAGCTTGAAAATTTTGATGAACCCGTGATCTCTGCAGGTGATCTTGAGGATAGTTCTGATTCATCAGGTGCGGTGGAAGGTGGTACGGCAAGTGGAGGGGCATCTACAATTCTAGGTGGTGCAGCCAATGCTGCAGATTATAGTGATGCAAGTGATGACGTTATAACGAGTTTGGGCAGTGGAGCAACGCTAAATGAAGCTCTTGGAAATGAAAACCTTGTTGCGCCAGGTCAAACAAGTGCTGCGAGTGGAATTGTTAGTCAAATGGTGGCTGCAAATAACTCAACTGGTGCAGCAGAAGATCAGGCGATTTCAGATTATACAAGTGGAACGGTTGGAGATATTTTCACATCGCCTGGCGGTTTAGAAACAACGTCTGATGATATTTTTGGATCACAAACTAGTCTTATGAATGAAGATCCGTTTGATGATGGATTTCTACGTCCACGACGGGGAATTAGTGGTGGCCTGTTATCGTGAAAACGCCAGCGTGGCAACGCAGTGCTGGAAAGAGTAAAACGGGTGGATTAAATGCAGAGGGGCGTAAATCTTATAAAGGTGGTAAATTAAAAGCTCCTGTGAAATCTGGTTTCAATCCAAGGCGTGCGAGTTTCCTTGCTCGTATGGGCGGTAATCCTGGGCCTGAACGAAAGCCAGATGGATCAAAAACACGCTTACTTCTAAGCCTTAATAAGTGGGGCGCATCAAGTAAAGCGGATGCAAAACAAAAATCAAAAGCAATATCCAAGCGGAATAAGGCAAAAAAAAATGCGTAAAAGACAACCAAAGAATCTTGCTGGGCGTATGGGCAAACGTAGCCCACAGCCAACAACAATGATGCAGGCAACTGTAAATCCTTTAACTCGCCTCGATCAAAAAAGCGCAGGGCGCATGATGGGTGGGAAAAAACAAAAAAAGAGTGGTCTATATGGCTAAAGTCACAGCAGAAGTATTAAGTTTAGATCGACGTTTTGAAACGCTTCAAAGGCAACGCAATGTCTTTGAGCACCACTGGCAAGACTGTGCAGACTATATGCTTCCAAGAAAAGCCGACATTACAAAAAACAGAACTGAAGGAGATAAAAGAACAGAACTTATTTATGACTCGACTGCCATTCATGCTGTAGATTTACTAGCAGCTTCTTTACAAGGAATGCTTACTTCGCCATCTGTACCTTGGTTTATGTTGCAATATCGCAACGATGAAATAAATGAAAACGATGAGGCTGCTGAGTGGTTAGAGGCTTGTACACAACAAATGTACAAGGCTTTTCAGCGGTCAAATTTTCAGAGCGAAATCCATGAGCTTTATTATGATTTGGTAGTATTTGGTACGGCTGGTATTTTTATAGAACCAGAGGATGATGGCATTCGTTTTTCTGCTAGGCATATTGCAGAACTCTATATTTCTGAAAATATGCAGGGGCGAGTTGATACAATTTATAGAAAATTCAAAATGACGGCCAGAGCTATGAATCAACGCTTTGGCCTTACAAATTTGCCTGATCCTGTAAAAAAAGCATTAGAAGAAGATGTTTTTCACGAATTTACTGTCATTCACGTTTTGTATCCGAGGGAAGAGGGTCGAGGTAAATTAAACAAAAACAAACCGATTGCGTCTATATATTACGATAAAGATACAAAAACAGTTTTAAGCGAGTCTGGTTTTGACGAAATGCCCATCGCTGTGTGCCGTTTTAATAAAGATTCTGTATCGAGCTACGGACGCTCGCCTGGCATGAGTTGTTTGAGTGATGTTAAAATGCTCAACAAAATGTCTGAAGTAACTATCCGAGCTGCTCAAAAGCAGATCGATCCACCTTTGCTTGTGCCTGACGATGGATTTATGTTGCCAGTACGCTCAACACCAGGAAGTTTAAACTTTTACAGATCAGGGACAAGAGATCGAATAGAACCATTACAAATCAATGCAAACAATCCTTTGGGTTTGGCGATGGAAGATCAAAGGCGAAGTGCAATTCGTCAGGCGTTTTATGTTGATCAGCTTTTACTTAATACAGGCCCGTCCATGACGGCAACTGAGGTGCTGCAACGAAATGAAGAGCGAATGCGAATGCTTGGGCCAGTCTTAGGCCGTTTACAATCAGAGCTTCTTCAGCCGTTAATTGGCCGTTGTTTTTCATTAATGTTGCGATCAAATGCGCTGCCTGTACCGCCCAAAAGTTTACAAGGAACAGATATTGATATTGAATATGTGAGTCCTCTTGCTAAAGCCCAAAAGCTTACGGATTTGCAAAGTGTTATGCGTGGGTTGGAAGTATTAATGCAAACAGCGGAATTTGCGCCTGTGACCGATTATATCAATCGTGATGGTTTGGTAAAATATCTAGTTAATGCCACAGGAATGCCAGCCTCTGTGATAAATTCAGCGGAACAGGTGGCACAGCTACGCCGTCAGCAGGCCCAAGCACAGCAACAAGCAGCGCAGCAGCAACTAGCAGCTCAGACGGCTGAAAACGCAGGGGCTGTAGCTCCATTTATTAAAGCTGTTGATGGGGCTCAGACGCCGCAATGACGCTCGATGAATTAAAATTAAATTACCGCCGTACTTTTGAAAGTGATGACGGCAAGGTGGTTTTGGAAGATTTAAAAAAACGATGCTATTTTATGCAAACAACGCATCAACCAGCCGATCCAAATGAATCGGCTTTTTTAGAAGGCCAACGCTTTGTTATTTTAAATATTTTACATTTCATAGAAACAAACAAAAAGGATATTAGTAATGAATGAAGTAGTGGAATCTCAACCAGTTGAGACAACTCCAGAGAATGCGCCCAGTGCGCCAAGTTTTCAAGATTCACTCCCAGAAGATTTACGTGGCAATGCGTCATTGAAGAACTTCAATGATATTGGTTCACTAGCAAAATCTTATGTTCATGCCCAACGCATGATAGGTGCAGATAAAATATCTCTACCAACAAACAATTCGCCTGATGATGATTGGGGGGTAGTGTATGATAAACTTGGCCGTCCCGCCGATATGAAGGATTACGATGTTAGTGTTCCCGATATTTTTGAAGACGATGCGTTTCGTCAGTCAATACATCGAGCAGGGCTAAATCAAAAACAGGCTGCTGAAATTGCTGATTTTATGAAAAATCAAAATGAGTCAAGTCAAGAAAAACTTAAAAATTTTCAAGAACAAGCAAAGCTTGATACCGAAACGGAATTGAGGGCGGAGTACGGTAAAGCTTTTGAAGAAAAAATCAAGCGAGCGCAGGCGGCTGCAAAATATTTACTTCCAGAATTGGGAGATCCTACTTCTAAAAATAACATCTTTAGTAATTTACAGCTTGCTGATGGCCGTCTTCTTGGGGATCATCCTGATGTTGTTCGTATGTTTGTTGATCTTTCTGACGGAGTAGCAGAGGAGGATCTAGAGGGCGTGACGAGCGAAAATGCCATGACTCCGCAAGATGCACAAGAAGAAATAGATAAACTCCAGGCAGACCGTAAAGGGCCGTATTGGAATAAACATCACCCGCAGCACGACAAAGCTGTTGCGAGGGTACAAGAATTATTTGCCTATGTTCACCCAGAGGAAGACATAGTCTTATAGAAATTGTGGACAAGCGATAGCCCCACAACACCATAGCACTGTGAGTGCTGGAGTAGTTGACCTTATCAACAGTCAGACCCACACGGACAATCTGAACGCAAATAAACCTTAAATTTCATTAGCTTAGAAGGAGTACTTAAATGAGTACGACAATCACTAATGCTTTTGTAAGCCAGTTTTCAAGCAATGTCCAAATGCTATCACAGCAAATGGGTTCGCTTTTAAGAGATTCGGTTGCGACAGAATCTG